TTATGGGCTGCATTTACACAGGGCTTTCATCAGCGTCCGTGCTGTTGATGAAGAAGAGACCCTACCCATAACTTCTACCTCTTCCGCCGCAGCGCCCTTGATCGCTTCGCCATCATCCGTGATTAAAGCCCTCCCCATTACCCGAGCAAACTGAGTATGGCCGCCGGACAAAATCAGCAAAATCTGATTCTGTACCAGCCGGATGCTCGGTTCGAAAACCGCGAACCCGGATGATGTTTCGAGAATTCTGCTGTCGATACCTATTCCGCAGATAATTTCTGAAGATAAACGAGGGGCTACGTAATTAGCCGCTGGAGAGGGAAATCCCATCAGTGAACTCTCCCCATGTTGCGCAGGATCCAGTAATGATTGTCGGTTCCGTCAGTTGTCTTATCCGTGAAATCTGGCTGGTAGCGCGCTATCCAATGGTTGGCGTCGGCTCGGCTGAAATGCCAATGGACCTTTGCCAACTCACGGATGAAGTCTTCTGTACGCAAACACCTGTAGCCCTTTGGGTTTTGCTGTATGGCTGCCACAAACGCGGCATGAATGTCGAGACGGCGGGGCATGGTGACCTCTCATTTGTTATGACTGTATATACACACAGTAGTTTTATAGAGAGTGTAGGGCAAGGTGGCTATGCCTATTGATGATTACCACTGAACATCATAATGCCGTTACGCTTTCAGCGCCTTAATCTCAGCCTGCAGGTGGGCGACCTGAGTTGTCAGCATTTCAATTTTTGCGATTGCATGATGCAGCGCCAGCGCCGTATCCATCATGATGACGTTGTTATCCAGGGCTAACGTGTCGTCTTTATCACAACGATTTCCATCTTCGTCGAACTCAGGCGCAGCAGGAACCAGCTTCACATACTCACGATCAATATCACGTAAAGCGTCCTGAGCAATGATCCCCCGGCGCACACGGTCAAAGTAATCCCCGTTATACACGAACGTGCAGGGTTTCATCTTCCTGATGTTCTCGTAAGACGCTTTTCCGTCGTCGTACACGATATCGTGCTTCTGAGTAGCATCAGAGGTCGCTGACTTCTGATAAGTGTAGTTACCAGAAAAGCCACCATCCCCGCTTGTCGAGGTGACTAAGTCCCCGTTGCCTGGGGTGAAATACCAGTACCGGATCTTAGCCCCATTATCGCCGAACTGTGTTAGCGCAGTGTTGGCCCAGGCGCTCAGCCCGTTACCAACATTACCCCACATCGATCGGAGGTTATACCCACCGCCATGTTTATACCCCCAGGAAAGGCCAGCTATAGCCCCGTTACCCGGAGAATCCGTGGCGGTCTCTGCGTAATAAGAGGCATAGTGGGCCTGTGCTGAGTTCCACCACGAACTCACGGCTGGACCGCCCATATACAAACGTCCCGGGATTTGCACATTGCCGTTGGACATGAAGTCGAAGTAGTTGTTCTGCGCGGAGTCAGTACCCCCCGCATTTTGCACCACCACCAGTCTGGCAATGGAGTAGTTCCATTCGATACGTTTCACGATCTGGAGTTGGGCGGATATCTTCTCAACGCCATTTACGGTGTACTGCGACTTCATGTATCCGCCATAAACCGTACTCCCGACCCCCGGCAGAGACGCGTCATTGATGGTGGATGTCCAGGCAGCAATGGCCCTGCTTAATTCAGCCGTGTCTATTCTGTTTGCCATAACTTAATTCCTTACGCCCAGACGCGAGCCGGTGTTTTCGGTTTAACCACAAAGTCGTTCAGCCCGGATAAATCGAGCGAGTCATTCATGACCCGCAAATTGACGTGATAGCCGGGTTCGGTGGTGTATTTGATAACTTCGTTTACCTCACCGGGATTGATAACTTCAGCAGGAACAGTGATAACGCCGACGATATCCAGGCTGATATTCGGGTGATATAAACCACCCTGTTCTTCATCGACCACAAACCCCGCCGCGATTAATTGCTTGCGCATCTGGTCGGCGTCATTAAAGCGCAGGTATAAGTCTCTCATTAGCGGAGTCCATTGATTTGGTTGGGAGTTAAGACACGGTGCCAGATGCGGAAGTTGCGGATGTGGTAAACGACCGCAGGCGATGTGCCAAAGACAATACTGGTTGGGGTGCTTGCCGGAGTTGATGGTGCTGCAGTATTAGAGTTGCTGGCCCCATCCATATATAGGGTCATTTTATTAGCGGCATCAATCGTTTGTGTATAAATCTTTCCGGTAAAGGGATAGGTCACATTTAGTATTGGGCCAACATTACTACGATATGCTCTGATATTCGTATTAAACAGTCGCAGCATTAAATCGCTGCTTACGCCTGCGGCAGCCAGCACATTATTATAATTACTGCCGGTTAAACCCATGCTGTTCACAGTAAGCTCGAGTGATACCGTCCTGTTGAATGCATCTCCAACAGTTCTGTATCCGACATTACAGGATGGTTGTAATACGCAGTTATCTGCGGATCTGGTTACTGCTGACCCTGTGGTAGGAATATAACTGGTCGCTACAGGATTCTTTTCTACCTGCAAGGTCTGTATATAAATTACTGTCCCTACCGGGAGATTTGCGTTACCTCTTAGCCATACGCCAGCTGTTACCACACCGGCACTCGGGGCCGTATAGGTCGCACTCAGGTAGGCATACCCATCACTACCCAAAGACGTGGTATACGTCAGACCTGTGGTAGCGCTGATTAACTCCCCGGTTAGCGCATTGAAAAAGATGTTCGCAATATCGGTACCATCAAGCGTGAACCTGAAACGAACTATGTCTGACGAAGCCTTCGCCCGGGCCGATATTGTGACGGCCTCCCCCGCATCGACGGTGATGTTGGAGCTCACTGTTGCCTGGTGGTTAGCACTGGTAGCTGCGTTGACTGTGCCGGTATAGGTCACCGCCTGCGTGGTACCATCCACAATTGAACCCTTGGTAAGCGTGCCGTTACTCAACCACAGGGAGGGGTCATTGCTATTGAGAACATAGTTAGTGCTCTGCCCCTCCATCAGCAGACCTTCACGCTCAAAACGTGGTTCATTCACAGCTGCCGTCTTCAGCACACCAGATTTATCGATATACGTCGCGATTGTTGAGCGGGTAAACGTCATCGATTTAGTGGGTAACTCCAGCACCTGACCCGAGATGGTCAGCTTGTCATAAGGCGCAGAGCCCGCAAGCAGGCGCAGATCGTCGTTGAGCGGCGCCCATACGTCAGGGAACGGCGCTGCCTCATAGGGTACAGACGTCAGCTGCTGCGCAGCGGCCAGCGATGCTGCTGCGTTCGTTTCGCTGGTTTTGGCATTATTTTCTGAAGTCTTCGCGTTCGTCTCTGAGGTTTTCGCGTTCGTCTCTGACGTTTTGGCATTTGACGCAGACGTTGCCGCAGCAGTTTTGGCCGAGTTCGCGTTCGTCTCAGAGGTTTTAGCGTTTGTCGCAGACGTTGCAGCTGCCGCGGCACTATCTCCTGCCGCCATCGCCTGGGCGCTCAGCTTCGACCAGCTAGGGCCTGTCTTTTTCGAGCCGTCAGCCAGGGTTACGGTGACGTCACCGGTACCCGATAAAATAAGGTCCTGGTTGATGATACTGCTTTGCGCCAGGCGAAACCCTTCCGTGACGGCTTTCGCTAAATCGTCATCAAGTGTGGCCATTCGTGATGTCCTTAAAATGAAAAACCCAGCCGGAGCTGGGTTGGATGGTCTGAGGTTGTAGGGATCAGGAGAAGGAGCCGGTACCGCGGGTCACAGTGATAGTTGGTGCATAAATTGCCACGGTTGCATTACTGGAAGAAACGAAAATGCTTGCGTCGATACGTTGCCCGGTCAACCCAGTTGCAGCATGACGTGCAGTGAACCAAAGCCCACCAACAGGAACGTCAAAAGTGAACGTGCGAACGTTACCTGCGATAGTTATGTTAACTGTACTCCCGACCGCGCCTGTAGTCCCTCTGACATATATCAACGCCTCCACGACGGCGTTTTTATTCAGCCCGTTATTGCTGGAGTCGGTGTATGCCATGGCTACACTGGTAGAAACGGCATTGTTAGACCGGTTGCTGGAGTCAGGATACACCCCTGTGTTGGCGACATCCCCAATGAAAGATGTCGCTTCAACCGTGCCCCTGAAGCTCCCGCTGGTCGCCTCAACCCTGCCTTTAAAGCTCCCGTCAGTGGCATAGATCGTCCCGCGAACTGTCACGCCGTTAAACGTCGCATACCCGGATTTATTGATATGCCAGCCGACATTGCCGGTCCCGTCCCAGTTGCTGGACTGAATGTAATTCCCGATCTTGCCATTGTCG